AACTCGTATTTCGGCCTCGCCGCCGAGAGCACGTACGGGACTGCCGCCAGCATCGCATCAATGACTCCGGTCAACAGTCCAAAGGTGACGCCTGGCGTCAAGTGGTTGATGGACACTGACTTCCGTGGGTCGCCGGTGATGAACTACGACAACATCGCTGGTGTCTACCAGGCTTCGTACGATATGAAGACGTACTGCTACACCGATGTGTTCCCGAACCTTCTGCGTGCTGCGCTTGGGTCGAGCGATACCGTTGCATCTGTTGGTGGCGGCAATTACACGCACACCATCGGACTGAACAACTCGCCCAACACTGGGTCGCAGTCGCCGTCTTACACGATCATCAACGACTCCGTTGATGCCACATATCAGATGGTTGCCTCACGTCTTGACTCACTGAACATCTCGTTTGCGGCAGATGCGGCTGTTGAGGCAACCACCTCGTGGAAAGTTAATCAACCGACAGTCGTAGCCAGCGTGTCGGCTACGCCATCTACGGTGCAGCACTTGATTCCCGCGTGGAACTGCTCGGCATCGATCGGCGGCGTCGCTGTCTATGTCGTTGAGAACTGGGCGCTTGACATCAAGCGCAACACGAACCAAATCTTTGCACTTGGCGCTCAGTCGAGTGTTTCCAACTTCCAGGGTCCAATTGAAGTCAGCGGCAAAACGACTTTCATCGTGCAGCAAGGTGAGACCTATTGGGCTAACGCCTTGACTCGTGATCAGCAGGTTGTGTCCTTCACGCTCACAGATCCCTTTACCGGATTTTCAATTCTTTTTCAGAGCAGTACGACTCAACTTGAGTCTCCAGTCATCAATCAGGGCAAAAATTATGTGGAGCTAGATTTGAACTTTACCTGTATCGGTAATACCACCGATACGGTCACGTTCGGCTACTCGCCTATGAAGACTGTCGTGACTAACAACATCGCCGCGGCGTACTAATATAGCGGATATGGCAACGCACATCTATGGACTGTACGATCCTCGCAAACCGATAGAGCTTGAGAACTGTCGCTACGTTGGTCAGACGGTTAACCCACTTGATGAGCACCTGAAGGACCACCTTTCGTCAGCGCGAGTTAACAACAACGCCTCGCGCGATAGGTGGATTCGGGAACTCATTGCCGATGGCGTCACTCCCTCCATTCATCTCATTGATGATGTGGATGACATCGACGCTACCGACGTTGAGTGTGCGTGGATTCTTGATGGGATTGCGGCAGGTTGGGATCTGACCAACGAAGGAACGGGCAGAGTTCCCGTTCCATGGGACAGCTCTCCGTACCTGACGCCCGCGTATCTTGAACGATTCTGGTCGAACATCATCAAGAATGGCGATGATGAATGCTGGGGTTGGCGAGCCTACAAGACGGACGACGGGTACGGTCAGTTTACCGTAGGCGCGAAGCGCGATAAGAACATCAGACGCATCTACGTCCACCGACTCATGTGGGAGATTGTTAACGGCCCAATTCCAAATCGGTTGTTTGTTTGCCATCGCTGCGACAATCCAGAATGCGCTAATCCAAAGCATCTCTTCCTAGACACGCTTCATGGCAATATGAAAGACGCCGGCCAAGGGCCGTATTCGCAATCAGCATTGGGGTGTCGAGAGAACGCACTGTCAGCAGGGACACGAATATACCGAAGAGAACACCTACATCAACCCTAAGGGTGTCAAGGTGTGCAAAATCTGCAACAGAGAATCTAGTCGCACTATCATGCGTGAAGTGAGGGAGCGCAAGAAGCCTACGTTCGTTAAGAACGCACAGTGTGACGAATGCGGATTTCTGTCCAACTCTCAAGGCGTTAGCCATCACCAGACATCAGTAAGCCACACCGGCAACAACTAGTCACACACCCCACTCGCATCATCGCCCCCGAACAAAGGATGGGCACAGCCATGTCACGACACAGCGCACTTTTCAGCCGTCGCAGCAACGCTGCGGTGGATTTCCGTCCGGACGATCCGCGCGGCGATTCACCGTTCGCTCAGCTGGGGCGGCTTTCTGCGTACTTACAGGGCGCACCAATCGGCGACGACGCGATCACCGAGTGTGGTCCGGCCCTGGACTACCTACGCGAATACACATACCGCAAGGTCTTCACTGGCACGTCGCACGAAGAGTATCTAGCACTCGACAAATCCGACCCCGATGTCATTGATTGGCTCGTGGCCGTTCATGGCGCAGAAACCGACGCATTTCAGTCCCGCAAGAACCGCTAACAAAAAGGAATAGCACAATGACCACAACCGTAGCGCTCCCCGGCGGCACCGCCGAACTGAAGGACCAAGACGAGCTGACGAATAAAGAGGTTAAGCATCTCCGCAAGGCGGCTCGCATCGCCGCGGGTGTCGCCAACCGACTGACCGAACTCGGATTCAACGACGAAGACCCCGCAACGTGGACCGTCATCGCACAGCTCAGCGACAACGAGGATGACCAGATCGACCTGTTCCAGCGCACCTGCGTGTCCATCCGCCTGAAGGACTGGACGCTTGAACTCGACAAGCCATCCACGCCCGACGAGGTTGACAATCTGCCGCGCCCGATCTACGTGCCACTGACCGTTGCCGCCGTTGACATCGACTTCTCCGACGACTTCTCGGTGGATGGTGCGGCGGACCCAAAAGCGGATTCAGCCGACTCCGAAGGCTGAAAAATGCGTACATGGGTCGCAAGGCGCTAGTCGCCGTCGACCCCGATCTACAAGACCTCGCTGCCGCATACAAATATTGCAAAATCTTCCACTGCTCCCTAGCGGAGTACGAGTCTCGTCCGTACTACGAGACGATGTGGATGCTCCAAATTGACGCCACCTATAACGATGCTGTTTCTGAAATGAACGGCTAACCACCCGAGCGAGGTCACATGGGAGCACTGGAGCCAGTAGTCGCAACTCTGGTTGCCGACATTGCTCAATTCAAAGCATCCATGGCCGAAGCAAAAGCGTCCATGGAGGAACTCGGCGCGTCCGCCGATACCGCTGACGCTGAGGGTAAGCTTGGAGCGATAGGTGCTGCTGGTTCACAAGCCGGTAAGGATGTCAAGCTCGGTGCAGAAGATGCCGTCGCTGGACTGGGTGGCGTCAGTACCGCTGCCAAAGATGCAGAGGGTGCGGCACGAAGCACGGAGTCCGCCACCAAGGATCTAGGGACTGCCGCCGAAAACACTGGTGGCAAACTCTCTGGTGGCCTGAGCGGTGGCCTGTCCAAGCTGGGCGGTATCCTCTCCAACACTGGCATCCCTGGCGTTACGTCTCTTGGTGAAGGTCTCGCTCGCACAAGCGAAGAGGCCGACAAGATGGGGTCGAGTGCGGGCAGCCTCTTTACGTCATTTGCTGGTGTGGGTAAGATTGCCACCCTTGGCCTTGGTGTCGCCTTCGCTGGTGCGGCCGTTGAAGGGCTTCACCTTGCTGACAACATGCAGCAAGCGACCACCGCTATTGCCAACTCTGCCGGGATCAGCACCACTGCTGCGAACAACATTGGCAAGGCATTCCTGAGTACAGCTGGGCAGTCAGAGTTCTCTGGCGTTCAAATGGCGCAAGCGTTTAGCCAAGTCGCTGGACAACTAAAGTCAACCCAGGGTAGCGCTCTGACCGCGGCCCAATCGCTCCAGGTAATGAACGCTGCTGGCGATCTCGCTACAGCTAAGCAAACGAGCCTAGCGTCAGCAACGACCACCGTGGCTGCTGCCATGCAGGCATTCCAATTGAAGGCTAAGGACGCGTCCGACGTTTCGGACATCCTTTTTAACGCTAGCAACGCTACGGGCCAGAGCGTCTCCTCTCTCGGCGCAGCTCTTGACAAGGTAAAGACGAAGCTCGGCGGAATGGCGCCACCCATCGGCCAGCTCGCCGGTCTGCTGGTCGACATGACCAACCACGGCGAAACCGGTCGTGCCGCCATGGCGTCCCTGACGACCACCTTCACGACATTCCTCAAGCCCGCCGCAGCTGTGGCTACGGCTCAGAATAACCTCAAAGCTGCGACGGATCAGCTCCCCCCAAGCCTCAAGGCATTGGCGGTTCAGGTTCAGAACGGCACGCTTTCATCGCAAGCCGCCACGAAAGCCGCCCAGGGCATGGGCACCGCACAGGCGGCACTATTTACTCAGTTTGTTAGCGCGAATACAGCGGTAACGACAGCCGGTGACGCCGCCGCCAAACTGGGCATTAGCGTCACCACTGCCAGTGGTCAGATGAAGCCAATGTCCGCCATCATTGGCGAACTGCACGCAAAGATTGCAGGAATGACCACCGCGCAAGCGACGGCGGAACTGACCGCGCTTGGATTTGGTAATGCATCAGCTAAATTGGTTACGACCATTCAGGCTGGTTCCGCCGCCTACGACAAGGCCACCGCTGCCGCTACAAAGATGGGTGCCGCTCACGCTGCGGCCGCAAAGCAAGCCGCCACGTTCAAGACTGAAATGGAGACACTGAAGGCAACTGCCGAGGATCTTCTGACTCAATTCGGACAAGAGTTGCTTCCTGTTCTCACCACCGTAGCTGGTGCATTTGAGCACGCCACCAGTTTCATCGTAAAAAGTAAGGCCGCCCTCATCGCTTTGGGCGTGTTGGTCGGTGGACCGCTCGCAGTTGTCATTGGTGCGTTCATCATTCAGAGCATCCAGAAACTGATCTCGTTTGTTACGGACGCCGGGTCTACTGTTGCACAATTCGGTAGCAAGCTACGTGACCTGACTCAGCCAGCAACGCAGGCTGGCGAAACCGTCACCAAGACTGGAGACGCAGTCGGCACCTCGGTTGAAGAAATGGCCACCAACGCCGACACCGCTGCCGGTACTTTTGCTGGCGCCATGAGCACCATGGGCGAAGCGGCCGACGCGCTACAGGGCACCGTCGCTGCCGCCATGACCGCCATCGAGGCGGACATCGCCGCCGCCAGCGCGAACCTCTCGGCCACGGTCACTGAGGTAACGACAGGAACCAGTGGCGCCAGTGGTGCACTGGGTGGTGCTGGTGTTACCGGAGCGGCGGGTGCCGCCGGAGCGAGTGGCGCAGCAGGGACCGTTTCTAGTGCTGGCACCTCATCCATTTTTGAGCCAGCGGTAGTTGCACTTCAGGGTGCGGCTACGTCACTGGAGGCGGCGGCGGCCTCGCTCAAGGAAGCCGCGGGGACCACAGAGACTGCTGCCGGGGATACAAGCGCAGCAGCGGCGGACACCACGACCGTAGCCGCAGATATGGCTACCACGGACGCCAATGACGCGAGTTTAGGTGCAGCTGATTCCGCTGATGCAAAATCTGCCGCCGGAGCACTGGATACAGCTGCCGGAACATTGGACTCTGCGGGTGAAAAACTCTCCCTCTCTGGGGGTGCTGGCGTCGCCGGAGGTGCCGCCGGGGCAGAAGGTGCCGCCGCTGGTGGGGCTGCTGTTGCGGGTGGTGCGGCGGAAGAGGCGGCTGTCGGCGGCGGAATAGCGTCAGGATTCCTGACGGCAGCAAAGGGTGCGGCTGGCCCTGCCATTGGGGGACTAATCGCCGTACAGCTTTACAACGCCTTTCTGGAAAAGCCCCTTGGTAAAAAAATCGGGACCGACGCAGCCAGCGCACTCGGTGACGCTGGCACAGGTGCGGCCATCGGAGCATCGTTTGGATCGGTTATTCCTGGTCTCGGTACTCTTTTTGGGGCCGCTGTCGGTGCCGCTATTGGGGCGGCATATGCCAGCAGAAATAACGCCGGGCATCCCGCGCCCGAAGGCACTCGACAGGTCGGCGGTACCACTGGACCTGGGATTAAATATGGAGAGGGTCGTGGCGGCGGCGGTCAAACGCCAGCTACCCCACCGCCGACCCCCGCGCAGCAGGACCGAGCGAAGGACTCCACACTTCAAAAACAGATAGCCGTCATGAATCTCCTTAACGGAAACGTGGCAGCGGCCAAGGCTCAAGATGGCGTTAACTCCGCCCAATACAAGGCTGCGGTCAACGCAGTCAACACTACCTCAGAGAAGTATCTTCCCTCGCTTGGAAAGGACACAAGTCTTGCCGGTGTCAAGCTACAGATGTTCGCCGTCTCTGAGGTGATTGGACAACTGAAGACATCCGCCCACAGCGATCAGGTCTACGGCAACTCCCAGCTAGAGGGCGCCCAAAAGGCTGTGACCAAGCTGGAGGGCGAGGCAATGACGGAGAAGACGGGGGGAGCGTCAAAGGCCGCCATCGACCTCACCAATCAGCAACTGGTTGAGGCTAAGGGTCACCTGGCCGATATCAAGTCAGTCGTTGCGGATGGCACTAACGCCCAGCATCAGATTAAGTCAGATACGGCGCACCTAGCCACGCTGGAAGGTCTTGCCGGTACGATGTCAAAGGTCAACTCTGACACCAGCGCGCTACACGGAGACCTCACTGGCGTCAAGAGCGATACGTCGGATATCCACACGGCCCTCACTGGTGGCGTCCACACCGACCTGACGAGTCTGCACACCGACCTAACGGGCGTCCACTCGGACTTGACTGGTAACGGCATCTCAATTTCCAAGCTCCCGTCGCAGACGACAAAGGCGACTGGGGTTCTTTCGCTGGTCCTCTCATAAGGAACCCTCATGGCTAACGACACCACCATTGACTTCTCTGGCGTACAGATCGGCATCAACAAGAACGCTCTTGTTAACGCTCTGCTGCCTCAGATTGTCCAGAATCTTGCCAGTAACCCGACCCTGCTCGCTCAACTCACCGCTGCGGTGACTACGAAAGTGCTGCAAAATGCGCGATCAACGGGGACGGCACTCGGGCAATATGCTGGTGGTACGCAATCTCAGACTGCGACGGGCGTCAATACGAACGCGGTCCCTCGATGATCGCGTGGAGGAAATCGGCACTATTCCTTCCGCATAACTGCGCAGGTACGCGGATATGGCGATAGCACACGCCCAAGACCTCAGCAAAGGTCCCGCAGCAGGGACGTCCCTCACTGTCCACCTCGCGTCCAACACCACAGCCACCAACACGCTTGTCGGCGCCTTCTGCCTTCCCGCCAACGCTAGCGTCGTGTCCGTTACGGACTCCACGAACAACCGATGGATACAGGTTGGCTATTCCACGTCGAGTGGGGGATGCGCCGAAATCTGGCAAGCACGTGGTATCCAAGGCGGTTCGGCGTCAGTCTTCGCCACTTTCTCCACCACTGGCGCCGCTGTCAACGTTTCGGAGTGGTCCGGGATCGCATATCAATCCCCGCTCGATCAGTGGTCCCAGAACACGGCGACCAGTGCGTCGGTAACAGCCCAAACGCTCACGCCACGCACAACGGGTGAGCTGATTGTGGTCGCAGGTTCAAGCTCAGACATAACTGGCGGTCCGCCAAGTGGGTGGACAGCATTCTCGGGACCTGGCGGCGTGGGGTCCGCTGCGGCATACCGGATATTGAGTGGATCAGTGGCTCCCTTAATGTACTGGCCCGCGACCGCGAATCCGTGGGCGTGTGTCGCCACGTCGTTCCTGCCAGCTAACAGCACGACGGTCGGCGCCACAACTGGCCCTACTGGCGTAAACCCCCAGCTTCAGTTTCCGGAAACACTCGTGCAAATCTGCGAGGCGCAGAACTACCTTGCGCCGTTTCAGGGCATCGGCATATGGACTGACGTGAGCAGTTACGTCGAGAGTTTCACGATTGGACCCATGGGCCGACAGCACGAACTCGATCGAGTGCAGGCGACAAGCGGTTCGTTCGTTATGAACGGTCGCGATGGCACCTTCAACCCGTGGAACACCGGCAGCTTCCTGTACCCCGGTGGTCTTGACCCCATGACTCCCATCCGCTGTGTGGCCTCGTGGGATGGGGTGACGTCGAACGTCGGCTATCTATACGCCCAGAGTTTTGACCCGAATATCATTGACTCCCAGAATGTCACCGTGACGATTTCGGCGTACGACATACTGCAGGAACTTTCGCTCAGCTACCTGGCCTCAAATTCGTATGCCCAGGCGGTGCTCGCGGGGAACTAGAACCTTACGTTCGGCGCCCACTCAAACAGCAACTGAGCGTGGGACTGAATCGCGTACAGAAACGCCTGGATCGCGGAGCCGCCGTACGCCACGTTCCACCCACCACCGGCCCGTATGTCCACAGCCTGCGTGGTGGTGTGCTGCAAGTTGTAGAGCAGCTGCATGAATGTCTGAAAAGCGTTCATCTCGTTACTCCTTAGTAGATCCTACCTACATAGTACGCCCATCCATCCAAATGTCAAGAGGGGTTTGCACAACAAATGGCCAACCTCAATGTTGCAGCATACTATCGCCTTGGAGACCTCGCCGGATCGTTCCAAGTTTTGGACTCTAGCGGGAACGGACGTACTGGCTCACTCATTGCTGGTATCGCTGGCACCCCTGCGTATGGTGCCGCAGCAGCATTCCTCAGTGACCCCAATACGTCGCTTGATGTGACCAACGGGACGAACGCCTTGAATGGTGGATTCAGCACTATAGACAACTCCACACAACCGCCCACCGTTCACAACCCCCTGGGCGGCGCTAGTGTTTGGACGTACGAGGCGTGGATTAAGAATACCAGTACGACCGCAGGGGCAGTAATCGGATCAACCGTTGGATTCACTGGAACCATTGGGTCATCTCAACTAAACATCATCGTGGTTTCTTCTCTGGCTGGACTCGCCATAGGAGACCTTGTTACTGGCACCAACATTTTGAGCGCTACGTACATCACCGGTATGGGCACAATCGGCGGTGGGATTTCCGAGAGTTACATAACTCTCTCCCAGAACGCCAGCGGTTCCACTGGGGGCGGTACATTCACCGCTATTCCCGGTGGCGTGGGGTCAACCATCTTCGCCGCCGCGTCTACGTCCACCGTGGGCGAAGTAGACATTCGGATCGGGACATTCAACGCTGGCGGCAGCGTCGGGACCGTGTTCAACTCCGTCCTCGTTGGACCCGTTGGCATCGGCAACCAGTTTAACCCCGTTGGATTTTCCTCTAATCAGCAGACGCTG